ATCAAAACCCAACTTTACAGGGTCAGTACACTTTACAACAATATTTAGATTTGTTTGGAAGTTCTACACCAACAACTCCTACAACTCCTACAACTCCTACAACTCCTAATTCTGGTCAAGGAATTATAAATCAAAACATAAATCAATATCAAGGTGGTGGTTCAGAGGGAATTAGTATGATAGGTGGTATTGGAGATTTTGGTAATTTAGATCCAAACACTAAAAAAACAGTAGTAAGAGATGTTTACAATATTGAAACTGGAATGTTTGAACCAAAATCAATTGACACTTATTTAGATAAAACAGGAGCAAGAAAAACTTTAAATAATAAAAATCCTACACATGCCGGCATGCATGGTGTCAAGGGAATTGCTGGAATGATAATGGAAGGTTTAGGAATGGGTCCTAAAAAAGATGAAAAAGGTTATTCAGACGGAATGATTAAAGGAATGTTTACTGGATATACTTCTAAAGGTAATTTAACTAATATGCAGTTTTTAAAAAAGAATAAAGATAGAAGCAATTATTTAAAACAAGTTGAAAAAGTTATTAAAGCAGAAAATTTAAAAAAAGCAGAAGCAAAAGCAAAACTTGAAAGATTGGCTGCAGAAGAACGAGCTTTGGCTCAAGGTCAGGCACCAGGTGGTGGAACTTGGCAAGGTGGCTCCCCAGCTTATTCATATAATGGTCAAGGAGGTGGACAATTTACAGACTCACAAGGTAATCAAGATTATAATGATCCTTATGATTCAGGTGGTGGAGAAAAAGATGGTGGTTATATTGATGGCACTAATAGAAGAGTAGGATACAACGAAGGCGGATCAACTAACGGTTCCGGAGAAAAAGCATTTAGTGGAAAAGTAAAAGAACTTATGGATGATGGCTATGAATTTGGCGAAGCAGTCAAAGAAGCTATGAAACAAGGGTACGCGAACGGCGGAAGAGTAAATTATTTTAAAGGTGGCATTGTAAGTCTACGAGGTAGATAATGGCCGGACTCTTTGAGAACATTCTAACAAATAAAACAAATTTAACAGAAGAAACATTTGTAAAGTTAAGACTTCAAAAGAAAAATTTAAATCATAAAGAGTTTGCTGAGTATTTAAATACTCAAACAAAGTATTATCCGGATCCTAAACAAGCAGATAAATTTACTAATGTTAATGTTGATAGGAGATATAACATAGCTAAATCAAAAGGAAAATTTCCATTAAACTTTGTAATTAAAGGATCCATACAAGATAGAACTTTAACTCCTGAAAAGTACAAATCTGTTATAGGAGAAAAAGACTATTTAAAGTTAAAAGATAATCCTACAAAATTAAAAAATCGTTATGCGTTTGAATTAAAAAAAGCTAACGATCCTGATTTTCTTAAAATGAGAGCAGAAAGAAATTTAGCAAAAACAAAAGCTATGAGTCCGCTAGAATATGAAGAAAAAATTCTAGAACCCGCAAGAAAACGTAATCAGAAAATAAGAGGAGACACAGCTAAATTTACAGTTAATAGAAGAGATGCAAAATCCATGGCATGGAAAGACTTAGTTAGTAGGTCTTATGAAACAGCAAATAGAGATCCATATTTTAAATTTGAAACTCCTGTAAAAGCAAAAAAAAAATATAATACAGCGGACATGAAAAAAATTGTTCTAATAGATAAAAATGGTAACAAGTTTACATATGATACTTTATTTAAAGATATAGAAAAAACAATTGGAGAACAGGAATTTAAAAATTTTAAAAATACATATGAACAAAGAGTTTTTTTAAATAAAGAAGGAATAACGAGTGAATTAAATAAACTATATAAAATAAAACCAGGGCAGAGAAAAAGTGTTTTTAATATTCAACACATAGAAGGTTTTAATAAAAATCCATTTAAAGTTCATATGACTTTTGGGAATCAAAATTTAAATGAAGCATATTCAAGAAAAAGTTTTACTACAGATTTTGGAAAAGCAGATACTTATTCTAAAAAGAAAGCCGCAATTAATAAATACTATAAATCTTTAGGACCAGATATTGTTGCACAAATTGGAAAACAACCTAGAGGTACTGCTAAACCTTTAATAGAGCTTTTAAACAAAGCAAAAATAAATTTACAACCAGATATTAAAGCAAGAGCAATATCCCTTGGTTCATTTCCAGCTCAATTAGCAGAAGCACCAAAAATGTCTAAAGGTGCTATTAAAGCTGCCGCTAAATCTGTTGGAAAAGTTTTAGGTGTTGCAGCATTGCCACTAGAAGCATATTTTATGAAACAAATGTATGACGAAGGTAAAACAATGGCTGAAATTTTATCAAGTCCTTTAATGTTAAATTCTGTTGTAGGTGATGCTCAAGATTTATTAAAAATGAACTCTCTGGAAAGACAAGCTGTTACAGATGAAAGAATTTCACAAGATAAAACTTTGTTAGATACAGATTTTTCCCAACCTTATCGAGAAGGACTACAATCTGTAAATACAGAAATGGTAAACGAACGAGTAGCTCAAGAAAGAGCAGACGAAGAAGCTAAAAGAGTAGCAAATAGAAACAAGCTTAAGCAGAGCTTTACATTAGAGCCTTTTCTTGGTATACAATCGTTTGACTCCGAGGTGTGAACTAATTAACAGGAAAGAGATATGGCTGAAATAGACGATACATTACCCAACGAAACAGTAACTGATGAAGCTTTTGTAGAACAAGAGATTCAAGTTCCAAATGAAGAACTAGAAACATCTTCTGAAGATGTTGAAGTTACAATGGACGAAGATGGTGGAGCAGAAATAAATTTTGATCCAAACGCAGCCGGAGCATTAGAGTCAGACGATCATTTTTCAAACTTAGCTGAGATAATGGACGAACAATATTTGTCTGAGTTAGGTACAACTCTTTTTGATCAATACACAGACTACAAACAATCTCGTAGTGAATGGGAAGACAGTTACAGAGACGGTTTAAGTTTACTTGGATTTAAATACGAGCAAAGAACAGAACCTTTTAAGAATGCTTCAGGTGTTAATCACCCGGTACTAGCAGAAGCAGTTACACAATTTCAAGCTCAAGCTTACAAAGAATTATTACCAGCCGATGGTCCTGTCAGAACACAAATTTTAGGTGACATCTCTAATGAAAAACAAGATCAAGCACATAGAGTAAAAGATTTTATGAATTATCAAATCATGGATCAAATGCCAGAGTATGAACCTGAATTTGATCAGATGCTTTTTTATTTACCACTATCAGGATCAACATTTAAGAAAATTTATTATGATGACTTACTTGGGAGAGCAGTATCTAAATTTGTACCGGCAGATGATTTAATTGTTCCTTATTCTGCAAGTTCACTAGAAGATGCAGAAGCAATTATTCATGTTCTTAGAATGTCAGAAAATGAAATTAGAAAACAACAAGTTTCTGGTTTTTACAAAGACATAGAAATTGGTGAGCCACCTGTTACAGAAAACCAAGTTAAAGATGCTGAGTTAAAATTAGAAGGTATTAGTAAAGATGGTAATCAAGATCAATTTACTCTTTTAGAAATGCACGTTGATTTAGATTTAGAAGGATTTGAAAACATGGGTGAAGATGGTGAAGTTACAGGAATTAAACTTCCTTACATCGTAACTATCTTAGAAGCTACTAATGAAATTTTATCTATTAGAAGAAATTACAATCAAGACGATCCGCTATTAAAGAAAATAAAATACTTTGTACAGTTTAAATTTTTACCAGGCACAGGTTTTTATGGCTTTGGTTTAATTCACATGATTGGTGGTCTAACTAGAACTGCAACTGCAGCACTAAGACAACTTCTTGATGCCGGAACTTTAGCTAACTTACCTGCTGGTTTTAAAACTAGAGGAATTAGAATTAGAGATGATGCACAACCCTTACAACCAGGTGAGTTCAGAGATGTCGACGCTCCGGGAGGCAATATACGTGATCAGTTTATGCAATTACCATTTAAAGGACCAGACCAAACGTTACTTCAATTAATGGGAGTAGTAGTTTCAGCGGGCCAACGATTCGCGAGCATTGCTGATGCACAAGTGGGAGATATGAACCAAC